CTCTGACCACTCTGGGACAGAAAGATCCTGTGTCGGAACTGAACTCCGAACTCTGGAACAACGGCACCGATGCTGGTAAGGAACTTGCACGTAAGCAGAAGCGTAAACTGACTTATGTGTCTAATGTCTATGTGGTGAAGGATCCTGCAAACCCTGCCAACGAAGGTAGAGTGTTCCTGTTTAAGTATGGTAAGAAGATTTTTGATAAACTGACTGCCGCAATGCAACCAGAGTTTGAAGATGAAGAAGCGATTGATCCGTTTGACTTCTGGCAGGGTGCCAACTTCAAACTGAAGGCAAAGAACGTCGCTGGTTATCGCAACTATGACTCCAGTGAATTTGCAAAATCTGCTCCTCTTCTGGACGATGATGATGCAATGGAAGCAGTGTGGAAGAAGCAGTTCTCTCTTGCCGAACTGACTGCTGCTGACCAGTTCAAGACCTATGATGAACTGAAAAAGCGTCTAGACTATGTTCTGGGTAGTAAAGGCACTCCTCGTTATCAAGACCCTGAAGAGTTTGATGAGGATAACACTCGTGGTTCTGTGAAAGAACTTGATGAAGACCTCCGCACTGAACTCAACAATCTTCAACCTGCCCGTCGTGCTGCGGCACCTGTGGAGGAGGAGGATGATGATGCACTGTCCTACTTCGCCCGTCTTGCCGAAGACTGATAAACTGGGGGCATCTGCCCCCTTCATCTTTTATAGAATAGTATTTCTTGTATTTTCTGTTCGTATCAATCTATCATCTACAAATTGAGAAGATTCGCCATATGTCATAATGCTTCTTGTATCATTGATAAAAGTTTGAATATATGTCCTTTGTAGAACAAATATTGATCTTTTCTTATCATTGAGTCTTGTTTCATATTCATAATTTGTAACCCCAATAACAGGATATAATATTTCCAAGGGACTCTCTGGATTTCGGATTGAAAAATTAGAATCCACTACTTGTCCAGCGGGCATTATCAAACGATTCTTTGAATCTTCTACTCTTTTTGTTTCATAATGATGAACGCTGTTAAGTCTTAATTCACCATATTTTTCTAGTGAATATTGATATAATTCTTCACTTGAAAGTGGCCATTGATTTCTTACATTTGTAATATTTGCAATAGTCAATACAATCCAATCATACCCAGGATTGTCATATAATTCAAAAGCAACAGTATCAGGTCTTGCTCCTTGAGGAATGTCGTATTTTTGAAAGAGAGTAAACACATTTTGTAGATCATCGCGTAGTTTGACTCTACGAAAAACATTTTTTACTCTTACATAATCATCCGAAGATATTCTATTTGATAGTGGTGATTGATACTCAATATCTGGAAGCTCTCTGAAGTAACTCATTAGTATCCTGTTCCTAGTTTACCTTCTTCAGTATCATAATCTTCAGCATAAATTGGTGTTAGTTCTTGGAATCCTAGACCTAATTTTAGGTGTACTGGAGTTCCATCAGAATAAGTTGCATAAGTCCCAGATCCAGTAAAATCAACTGACATCGATGTTAAGGCACATATCTTAAATCTGTTTAGATATGGATGATTTATTTTGCCGCTTTTGTATTCTAATCTGAAAACGCTTGGAGACTTGATAAAAATTCCTTGACCAGCTCCTTGACCACCTTTTCTCCCAGACATTTGTTTTTTGAATACTCTAATTATATTTTTAATTTCATCAGACTCTTTTTTGTTTCTTGGAGTCAAATCATATCCAAGGGAAAATGGTTCTCTTAAACTTACACCTTGAAAAAGTAATTCAATATTTTGATTGAATACTGCACCAGTGGTTCTACCAAGAACTCCAGCACCACCTGATTCGTTGCCAAATAGTCCACTGACTGCTTTTTGTGCTAACACTGCCTGACCTGCTTTTTGTGCAAGACTACTACCAGTTAGAGCCGCTGCTGCCTGACCAGCAACTTCTTTCAAACCACTCAAACCTCCCCCTTCAATTATCGTTCCAGCAGCACCAAGAGCCGCAACTTCAAGTGGACCCATGGTGTCTCCATTCCAAGAAGTTGAATTTGATGATGATACTGATTGTGGGATTGGTAAGAGGATTATAACTTTAGTTTTACTGTTTCCATATTGAGTATCTGCAGTTGGCTGTACAAAACCTGATGCAAATCCAGGTGGCTTATAATCCATTATACTAATTTTCAGATAGTCATCATTGTCTAACAGTTTCTTGTATGGATATCTATAACTTTCAATCTTATTACTTGGTTTCTTTTTGTTAGGGGCATTGGCGGACTTGGAATCTGAACCAACTGGTGATTGTATGACATTGCCCTTTTTGTCTGTGACAACAATATTGGCCTCATCTGGTGGAAGTAGTCCTGGTGGGAAGCTCATTTATCTTTTTTAATTATTTATCTTGATTTTTGCATATGGAATAGTTCTCATATCTTTTATTTCTTCTAATCTAATTTTATATAATTCACCGTTGATTTCATCCCATGTATACTGTCTTATCCCTTCCCAATGAAAATTAATTCCTCTAAATCCCCAAGAAAATATATCAGTTATTGCCACTAGGGGATATTCATCATAAAATATCCCTGGTGTCTTTGGATTATAAAAAAAAGTATAATATTGTCCAATAGAAGATGGTCTAGATTCAGTTTCTGTTAATGCCTCAATTATTTCCTGCATCAAATCATCAGGATCTTCATTTCCTATCAAGTTCTCTACAATATCACGAATACGATTATTATCAGTATCTGATATTGTTTTTTTACCTTTCTCTTGATTCTCTGATTGCCTTTGTTTTAGAGTTTTTCTTGGCATTTCAGACTCCTAAATCTTCTTCCGTAAGAACCTTGAATGTCCATTGGCGGTCTTCACAATATTCTGTCGCTGCTTTCCATTTTGCCTGATTTTTTGCATATTCTACGACTTCGTAGACATATCCTTTTGTTTTTTTAGTTTGAACTTTTGGTTCTATTGTTTGTTTCTTAGGTTTGATCTCAATTAGATATTTTTTAATTTGTCCATTACTCTCCTTAACTTTGATGTAAAAATCGGGGAAGTATCTGTGTATTTTATTATCTAAAGGAGAGCGATAGGGCAATACAATTTCCTCACTTCCCCATTCTAGAATATTGGTATTTTTATCACAATATACCATAAATTTTCTTTCCCATAATGAACGATAGATAATATTACGGGAATTGCCTTTATATTTTTCAGGATACGAGGGTTGAAATTTTCCTTTATATGACATCTAAATACTTTATAACATAAGACTCGTATAAGGTATTTAGAGTGTCAGTATCAAGACCAAGGAAAATATCTGATATAAAACCACTATTTACAAAACTAGCACAAACTTCCCATTATGAAGTTAAGTTTGGTAGTCTTCCCCCTCAACTAAGACGTTATTTGGGGAATAAGGGAGTAAACTCAAGGTTTATTGCTGAAGACTCTGGATTATTATGTTCTTCTGCATCGTTACCAACTGCATCCTTAGCAAATGCAGATGTAACAGGGGCATATACAGGAATGACAGAACATTTTGCACATACTAAACAGTATCAGCAAATTTCTTTAGAATTTTATGTCGATAGTGATTATAAAAATCTGATATTTTTTGAAAGTTGGATGGAATTTATTTCTAGTGGTTCTACCAATCCTCAGAGATTGAAGGGTGAACAGGGTGGAATAAATACTCAACTTGATAATTATTTTTCAAGAATGCAATATCCAGATTTTTATAAAGCAAATAGTGTAAAAATTATTAAATTTGAAAGAGATTACAAAAGAAATATCGAATATAATTTTAGAGGGTTATATCCAATTCTGATGAATAGTCCAAGTGTCAGTTATGGTCCATCAGATCTATTGAAAGTTAATGTAACTTTCTATTATGATAGATATATCGCTGGACGGAGTTCAAGCATTAGTTCTATATTGGGGAATGATAATAATAATGTACCTGGATTGACACGATCAGTGGCAGAAGCACAAGGTCTGTTAGATATTGCTAGTGTTATTCCTGGATTACTCCCATAAATAATTTTACTGACTAACTAATTTATAGGTTATTATGCCATTACCAAAGATTGCGACTCCCACATTTGAGTTGGAAATACCTTCAATTAAAAAAACAATCAAGTATCGTCCTTTTCTTGTAAAGGAAGAAAAAATCTTAATTCTTGCAATGGAAAGTGAAGATCCAAAACAGATTGCAGAAGCAGTAAAAACTGTAATTTCAAACTGTATCCTCACAAAGGGAATCAAAGTTGCAGACCTGGCAACCTTTGATATTGAATATATGTTCCTTAATATTAGGGGAAAGTCTGTTGGAGAAAATATTGATGTTCTAATTACTTGTCCAGATGATAATCAAACTCGGGTTCCTGTGAGCATTGATATTGATGATATTAATATAACCTATAATGAGGAGCACACAAGAGATATTAAATTAGATAGTGATTATACTTTGAGAATGAAATATCCATCAATGCAAGAGTTTATTAAGAATAATTTTTCACAAACTACGGGCGTAAGTGTTGATGACACTTTTGATATGATTACATCATGTATTGAGCAAGTTTATTCTGAAGAAGAGTCTTGGGCGGCATCGGATGTAACAAAGAAAGAACTTTTAGAATTCGTTGAACAATTTACTTCTAAACAATTCAAAGATATTGAAAAGTTTTTTGATACAATGCCTAAACTTTCCCATATCGTTAAACTTAAGAATCCAAATACTCAGGTTGAAAGTGAGGTTGTCTTAGAGGGGTTAACAAGTTTTTTCGCCTAGCGATGTCGCATGAGGATCTTGCCTCATATTATAAGATTAATTTTGCCCTCATGCAGCATCATAAATATAGCTTGACAGAACTAGAAAATATGATGCCTTGGGAAAGAGAAGTTTATCTCTCTCTTCTTGAACAGTATATCGAAGAAGAAAATCTAAAGAACAGTAAAAATGGCTGAGGCAGCAAACAATATTGTCCCTCTAACTGGATCTCCTTTATCAAGAGGGTCCAGAGAAAATATTAGCGCCAATATAACCGCATTCAATTCATTTATCAACGAACAGAAAAATCTTAATGCACAAAAGACCCGTGCAGATGATTATCAAAATGTTCTGATTCAAGGCGGTCAAACTTCTGTTACTTCTCTTCAGAATCAACTTGAAGGGATTTCAAGAGAACTTTCTTCATTATCACAAAACGTCAATACAATTTCTCAAACTGTTCAGCAACAGTCATCAGCAGAACAACTGAGACTTAATGCAGAACGAGAAAATCAAAAAAGACTTTCAGAAAGAAGAATTGCCATTGGTAAAGAGGGTGAATTAGAGCAAAGAATCGAAAATTCTTTGTCATCACCTGTTTTAGCGGTTCAGAATAAAGTTGGTAGCCTTTTTAGCAGAGTTGAGTCTGCATTTACAACTTTATTTTTAGGATGGCTTGGCAACTCAGTTATTAATTATCTTAAGGCACAAGCTGAGGGAGATGTTCAAAAACTAGGAGAAATTAAGAGAAAAATAGTTGGTGGATTAGTGATAGGGGTAGGTGCATTAGTTGCTGTAAAGACTGGACTTGGAATGGTTGGCAAAGCAATTAGTGCAGTTACGTCTGGTGTTGCAAGCCTTCTTTCAAAATTAGTTACTGCTCCTTTCAGATTGCTTGGTTCAGGAATAAGAGCATTATCACCAGGAGGAGCAAAACCACCTGGAAAACCAGGAGGGCAACCTGGAGGTGGTCCTGGAGTTGGTAAATTTGTAACATTTTTAAGTTCTTTGATGAATTTTAGAAATGGTGAGATGGCTGATGGAATCTTGAGTGCCATGGCTCTTGCAGCTAAAGCTCCAGGAGCTATAGGTGCAATTGGAAAAATTGCTGGGATGGCATTCACTGTAGACGAAATTGCCGAGGCACTTGGATCAAATATCTTTGGCAATGATAAAAGAAATAAACTGGTTCAAGAAATTGCTGAGGGAGCTACTAAAGATAAGGCAAAACCAGCACCAACATCTGTTGCAAGTCCACCTCCAGCTGCTAAGCAGTCATCCCCCCCTCCAGCAGAGGTAACTCCACAAACACCCATGGCTTCCCTTCCTGATTTGGTGGATTCTGGTTCAGGAGCTGTAAATGATACTCCAGAGGGGGCAGAACCACAAGCACAGGTGTCTCCATCTACATCGATGACACCACAATCATCTGACTTAATGGTAAATCCAGGTAGCACCACTACTCAACCTGGTGCCAGTGAGACTGGAAGGATCGATACTGATTCATCTCAACCTACTATATCACAGGAGCAACGATCCTCAGAACCTGCCCTCACTAATGAATCTGATAAAACTAAACCAACAACTACTCCAGCTGCTCAAATCACTGCACCTCCAAAGGATACAAATAAAGTCACTGCCCTACCAGAAGTTCAACCAAATGTTGTGATTGCGTCCGATACGACTTCTGGTGCGATGGTTGATCAAGGAAGTCAAAGTTCTTCACAATCTAGACCAGCACCAAATCCTGATACTCCTTCAATATCATCATCTAATCCCGATAATTTTTATGTTCTATATTCTCAATTGAATTATAATATAGTGATGTAAAATGGCAGTAGCAACTTCTATTCCCGTCCTAAACCTGAATAAAATTTCAACATCAGTTTATAATACAAAAAAGAAAATATCACTTACTAATCAAAGTATTTTGAGTAGAAACAATTCTATTCAAGAAAATATTACTGCACAAAAAAAATTAATAAATGAGAATAGCACTTATTATCGAAGACGAGAAGAATTAGATGAAAAAAATAAACAAGAAGCAGCTCTCGAAGCCCCAGATACTGTCAAAAAAATAAATTATATTAATCATTCAAGTTTGAGTTCTGTCAGTGATAAAGGATTTATAGGTAGATTGCTATCTTTTGCTGGATATCTTGCCGCAGGATGGATTTTGACCAGACTTCCTACACTCATAAATTTTGGGGAAGGGTTTCTGGTTCGTTTACGAACGGCTAAAGATATTATAGGTGCTTTTTTCAGTAGCACACTAGAAGTTTTTCAAAGTTTTGGTAAATTACTTGGTAACGTTACTACAAGTATTTTAAGAATAGGTATTACCGATAATCGTCTTTCACCTGGACAATATTCGTGGGAATCAGCAAACTCAATAAATCAAAATTTTGATCAACTATTAAATGGTCTTTCTAAATTATATGGTTCTTTGACCACAGCATTTTCTTTTATTATTGATCCTTTGGGATTCAAAATTGCGGAGAGAGAGGAAGAAGAATCTCGACAACAACAAGGACAATCACAGGATGCATATGCAGATGACGGATCTTCTGGGGCTATGCCCACGGGGTCCACGGGACCAATAGATTCTGGACCTGTGCCTAAAAATGATAGTGAAGCATTTGAAAAAGTAAGAGCAGCAGCACAGAAAGCTGGTTCACCTGCTCCAGATATTACCGCTGCAATTGCCATGAATGAAACTGGATATCTAAGAAATCCTAATAGTGTCTATTTTGCAAGTAACAAAACAAATCCATTTGGTCAAACTGGTGTAGGTTCGGCAGGATATGTAATTGGTGCTGACAAGCAAAAGCACGCAGTTTATAAAACTTTTGATGAAGGTGTTGCTGTTCACGTAAGACTTTGGAAAAAGTATTACGCGGGAACCACTGCTGATGAAATATTGAGAAGTTTAGTTGCCGCTGGGTATAATACCGCTACTGCTAGTTGGAGACCTACCACTGCCACAATTTACGAAAGATTTACTAAAAAAAGTAGAAATGTTCCAGTTTCTTCTCAAGGAACTGCTGGTCCATCACCTTCAGGGATGGTGGATAGATCTCAACCTAATATTCAACCTAGTAAACCAACAGGAAAACTGAAATCTATCGGTGGCGGACATAGTTTAGATTCTGGTGGTGCAGCTGATGCGTATATAAAGATGAGGGATGAAGCAAAAAAACAAGGAGTTAATCTGACCCTTTCTTCATCTTTTCGTAGTTATGAACAACAAAATTATCTTTATCAATTGTATCTTAAGGGACAGGGGAATCTTGCTGCTCCGCCTGGTAGGTCTAATCATGAAAAGGGTCTCGCCATTGATGTTGCTAATGGTATTCCTTGGGTTCAAAAGTATGGGTCAAAATTTGGATGGATAAACACAGGTATGGGATTTTCTCAAAAAGAACCATGGCATTTCGACTTCAAGGGTTCTGTTTCTCCATCTGCTACACAAGAACAAACAACACCTACACCTGCAGCGATTCAAAGACCATCAACCTCGACGGTAAATGTTGCAACTGAAAGACGGGGAGAAAACTATGTAGTAGTTGATCAAAGAAGTCCAAGAGTAAATACTAGTAGACAAAATAATTATGGTTCTTCAGGAAGTTCAGGAGGCAATATTCGTGAGGAAGATTTGGCAGTCGCATTTATGAATAACATGAAAAAAAGATTGATGAATGATTTAGCATATGTATAGCAGTAAAAGAAAATGATAATAACTCAAATCAAACCAACTACACTTAATCTTGAAAAAATCTCAGGTTCCGTAGTTACCTCTAACAAAAAAATTGCGCTTACAAATAAATCAATCACTCAACTTAATAAAAAAATTGAAAAAAATAATATACAAAGAAATAATTTATTGAACGAAAAAAAACAAGCAATAAAAAGACAATTGGAGTTTGATCGATTTAAGGAACAAGAGGCATCATTAGAATCTTCAGAAATAGTAAACATAAAACCAAGAGAATCACAAGAACTATTTCGATCAGGTTCTGGTGGTGGACTTTTTGGTAAACTACTTGGATTTTTTGGTTACATTGCTGCTGGTTGGGCGATTAGAAATTTACCTACTTGGATAGGTATTGGTAATGAAATAATCAGGAGACTTGGTAATCTCAGATCAAATATTGCTATCTTTTTATATAACTTATATAATCCAGAAAAACAACCACCAGGAATTCTCCAGAATTTTACAACTATAGTAAAAAGTGCTCTGGGATATGCCATGTCATTTGATTTTGAAAAAAGTTCAGAAGAGGTTCAAAACTCTATAAAAGGGCTAGTACAAAATATCAATAATATGGGAGATTCAATCAAAGACTCTATGAATCTCATTACAAAACCATTTGATATTGGTGGGGCAATTCCATCACCAGGTACCAATGTTGCTGATGAAGGTGCTTACACAAGTGGGTATACAAGCACAATGTCTGGGAGGGTCTTAGCAACAGACGCTAAGGCAACATACTATGATCCTGCACTTGGAGGAATTAATGCAAGTGGCGCTAAAACGGCACAAGGACTTCCAGCAACTGCAACTGGTGAAGGTTATAGGTCAAACGTCTTTTCTGCTGCGGCATTTCCAGAACTTATTGCAATTTTGCCAGGTGAATATACTCGTCCTTCAAAAGGATTTCCTGGTGGAAAGACATTATCAAAACCAATCAATTTAATTGTCACTGATAGTAAAACAGGTAAGTCTGCAGTAATCAGAGTCAATGATGTTGGACCTGGCGTTTCTGGACACGCTAAAAATCATATGCTTGACTTTAGCGTTGCGGCAAAAAATTACTTTGGTGCTGCTAATATTAGTAGTGGATTAGAAATAAAATTAGCACCACCTGATGCTCAACCAGGACCACTTGATGCTAGTTCATCTAGGATGGTTACTTCGCCAGGTTCTGGAAGTAATATTGGACCTTCTATTCAACTAAAAGGATTTGCTGTAGAAAATCCAAGAGGACAAAAAGTAAAAGGATATTCTGGACTTACTCCACACCACAGTTATCAGTCAACAAGTGATGGTAGAGAAGTTAGAGACTTCACGATTTTTAAAGGAGATCAATATATAAATGCACCAGTTCCATCACCAGTTTCTGGAACAATTACTTGGACAGGATTTCTCACTGGTGGCGGTAACTGGATTGAGATTATGTCTAGTGCTGGAAAAGTAGAACTTGGGCATTTTAATAAAATTCTAGTGCAAAAAAATCAACAGGTTTCGGTTGGAACTATTTTAGGATTGCAAGGTAGCACTGGTAGGTCTACTGGTCCTCATGTTCACATACAAGCACCATCGAATGTTATTAGAAGTTATGTTGACGGATTAGTAAGTGGAACAATCATCGGGAGCTCCCCACCTTCTAAGATTCCAAATGCAATCGGTCCAGAGAGAACACCAACCAATATCATTATTCCAGAAACTCCAATAATAGAACAATCAGGAGCATCTTATGGCGATAGTGGACAACAGTCACCATCTATGACTTTACCAATTCCTGAACTTACTGTGTTAAATAGATTTATCAAGAACAAATTACTTTTAGATTTGGCTTACAACTAATGTCAATTAATTCTTCTGTATTTGAAACATTAATACTAGAATCTAATAATCAGAAAAGAACTGTAGACATAGTTGAAGGTGCGGTCAGCATTGATTACTATGAAGATATTTTTTCACCAACTATTACTGCAAAAATTAAGGTAATAAACAGTAGCTCATCAATTGCTCCTGAAGGTGCTCCAGCACAAGAGAAACAATCAATTTATAACGGTTTGCCATTGAGAGGTGGTGAGAGAGTTGTGATGAAAATATCAGGAAATTCAGCAACTAATCCAGGATTAGATTTTTCTAAAAAACCTGCTGATTTTTTTATTGTTTCTAGTATTACTGACATCGTATCACAAACAGAGTCAGAAAGTTTTACACTACATTTAATTTCTAGGGAAGCAATTACAAATGAGACTTCAAGAGTTTCCAGAAAGTTTTCAAGTTCTTCAACAATTGACAACTCCATAAAGGCAATACTAGAAGAGTATTTGAAAACTAAAAAGATAGGAACGATTGATAAGACCTCTAATTCTTATGGATTTATTGGTAATCTAAAAAAACCTTTCACTACTTTGATTTGGTTAGCGTCAAAGGCAGTTCCCGCTGAAAGTGGAGCAAATGCAGGATTTTTCTTTTATCAGACAAAGGACGGATTTCAATTTAGATCAATTGACTCTCTTATCAATCAAGAAAAGAAAGCGACATACACTAATAATCAGGGTGTAGAGTCATATGATTCTGATAATAAAGCAGTAAATAATGATTTTTCAATCTTGAACTACACAACAACCAAGAATGAAAATTTGATTGAAAAATTAAGACTAGGTGCATTTTCAAGTCAAAGAATGTTTTTTGATCCAAATAAATTTACCTTTACAGGTGAACAACAGGGTTCATTTGGTCAGACACAGTATAAGAAAAAAACAAAAACACTAGGTAGAAAACTTGATTTACCAAAAATATCTCCAGGTTCAGATAAGACTTTAGGAGATATTCCATCAAGAATTTTTACACAGATTTTAGATGTTGGAACATTAGAGCCTAAACCATCTAAAGAGACGAATTCTAATCCAATGGAATATCAAGCTCAGTCTCTAATGAGATATAATACTTTGTTTACTCAAGTATTAGATGTTACTATTCCATCGAATACAAATTTAAGAGCTGGAGATGTGATTGAGTGTATTTTTCCCAAAAACACACAGGCATCAACCAAGGAATCTGACCCAGAGATAAGCGGTCTATATATCATAAAAGAACTATGTCACCATTTTGATAGTGATAATTCATATACATCGCTCAAATTAATTAGAGATACTTTTGGACAAAAAAGCAAATGATAGATGAATCTTTACTTAAGAGTAATTTTATAGGAAGAGATGGATTTCGTTGGTGGATTGGACAAGTAGCACCTGGAGAGGCACAAGGAGAACAATCAAATGGTGGTGGTTGGGGAAATAGAATTAAGGTTAGAATTTTAGGTTATCACCCTTATTCCGAAACAGAATTATCAAACGATGATTTGCCCTGGGCACAAATTTTATTGTCTACATCAACTGGTAGTGGTGCTGGAGGTTGTGCCACCAGTCATAAACTAAAACCATCTGATGTTGTTTTTGGTTTCTTTCTAGATGGTGATAATGCTCAGATTCCCGCAATTATTGCGTGCTTTGGAAAAACATCTGATATTGAGAAGGGTTCAGAATCTTATGAGTCACCATTCACTCCTTTTACTGGGTATACTGATAGGGTCAAAAAACCTAGTGGACCGCTAAAGGGTGATCAAAGTAATGAAGGAAACTCTAATTCACAAAAATCACCACGAGATGTTTCACCAGCAATTGTTAATAAACTAAATCAGGAAAATCCAGATGATTTAGAGGTTCCTTACTATACAGGTGTTGGAAAAACAATTGTACTTGCAAATTCTTGTGGTGACACGGCACTAGCAGGAATGACTGCAGAAATTGATAATCTTCTTCAAAAAGTTCGTGATGGATTAGATGCAATCAGTAATCTAGATTTAGAAATTAATAGTTCTGTCGATAAAATTACTGGCATAATGAACATTTATACTGGTCAAATGATGAGAGAATTATATACTCAACTCATTCCAGCTCTCAATGACGGGTTGAAATTACTTTATGAAACTGTTTATAACGCAGTTTTTGCTGCTACAGGGAGTACAACAATCGCTCATTTAGCTGGAGTCGCTGCTCAAACTGCAATGCTTATTCCTGTTAAACTTTTAGAAGATGGATTACAAACTGTGGGTGCTTTAGTTGTTGATCTTGCATCTGGTTCAATTAAGGAACTCCTTTCTGGCATGTTGAATAATGTTGATAATTTAGTGCCTTGTGCAGCAGAGCAATTCTCTGGGGCATTATTGAATAATACACTAGATAATTTTCTTGGAGCTATGGGTCCTCTTTTGGATGGAGTTTCAAAACTCTTAAGTTTGGTTGGATTTAATCCAGAGTCATCAATGCGTTCTACAATTGAATCTTTCCAAGCAATAGGGGGATTATTTATGGGAGGTCAGTCACAAGGTAAGTGTTCTGGAATTGTAAAAGAATGGGTAATTGGTACAGGACCCAAAGATCCTGGTTGTGAAGAATCTGCCTACCAATCAATCCTTAATAATATGAATAATGCAGCTGCAATTGGAAAAGGAGTATTAGAGGCAGTTGGAAATGTTCAGAATCTTTTGACAGATGTAGGAAACATTGTAGATGATGTGCAACAAGCTTTCCAACAAAAATATGGAACTTTTGATATCTTTAGTGGTGAACCTAAAGATCCAAGTTCCCCTTGCTATACTGGACCTCCAATTTCAAAATCTCCACCACAAGTACGCATTTTTGGTGGCGGTGGAACTGGCGCAACAGCTATTGCTCTTTTAGGTGATATTGTACCTACAAGATCAACAGACATAGTAGATATTACAAATGTTAAGACTGCTAGTGTATTGGGTGTGGAGATTACAAATGGTGGTTTTGGATATGTAACACCACCATTTGTTGAATTTTATGACGAGTCAAAACAAGGATATGGCGCCGTGGGTAGAACATTTATTGATACAATTCCAAATTCACCAACTTTTAGTCAAGTTACAGGAGTGGAGATGGTTTCAGTGGGAGAGAATTATCCAGTCGGATATGCTCAGTTAGATTATAATATTAATTCAAACATTGCCGTAATTGCGGTTCAAATTATTAATCAGGGCAAAGGGTATTCTCAAAAAGATACTGCTTCGGATAATCTTGGTAATAATTATAAACTTTCTGTTAAGGATGGAAAAATTATTTTTGCACAAGTTTCAGATACTAAAAGAATTGATGAGTTACCAATAATTACTGTAACGACAAAAACAGGGAGAGGCGCAGTATTAAAACCAATTCTTGGAAGAGTTAGATTTAATCCTCCAGAGGAAATTGTAAGAGTTATTGATTGCCCAACACCTTCACTAACATCTGAAGTGGTAAAAACATCTTCCACTGCTATTGATACCGTAACACCTGTTGCATTATCCACTCCTACCCCCACTCCCACTCCCACTCCCACTCCCACACCTACACCTACACCCACTCCTACCCCCACACCCACTCCTACCCCCACACCCACACCCACTCCTACCCCCACTCCCACACCTACGCCTACACCTACCCCCACACCCTCTCCTACCCCCTCACCTTCACCCTCACCATCTCCATCTCCAGGTGGTGGCGGCGGCGGAGGCGGTTACGGTTACTAACTAAATAGAAAATAGAAAGAATTTATTTTTGATTTATATTCATGTCAAGATCAAATCAAAACTGGGAAGCTAGAGATATTTGGGCAATGCCTACTTTTAGGATTGATACTTCCACGCCACAAATGGGGGCAAATGGGTCTTTGGCATATGCGATGTATAGTTTCAATTCTAGTAATGATGTAAATCTTACTGGTCTTACCGAAGGGGGGTCATACAGAATTTACAACGATAGATTTATCGAAATTGTAGCAGGAAATAAAACATCTGAAAAAGGTGTTGACATTGTTATTACTTCGATGGCTGGAGATGTTACAATTACTGCACTACGTAATGGATCTATTAGAATCAAAGGAAAAAATATAACAATTGAAGCTGATGAGGATGTAGATATAAAAGCAGGAAGAAATATCAGCATGAAAGGTGGTGCTGGAAGAATATTGTTAGACTCTAATATTGTTGATGCTAAGGGATTGTCTGGAAATGTTATATCAAAAGTGGAGGGTGGAACTTTTGGTACGAAAGTATTTGATGGAACTTATGTTGCTAAAGATGTTCTTGAAAAAGCAATGGCTGCGTTACCAAATATTCCAGTAACTGGTAATAACGTTGATGCGACTACAACAAGTAAACCTTGTATTCCATCTTCTGGAATTTCGACTACTGGAATTTCGACTAGTCGTTCCACTGCTAGTGCCACTGCTAGTACCACTGCTAGTACCACTGCAGGTCTTGATGCTGAATTGAGTCGTCCAATTACAAATGAGGAACGAGCTCAAGTAAGGAGTAATACTGTTCCTGGTGTCACTATCCTATAGGTAAAATCACATGCCAGCACCAGAAAATAGATTTATAGTTGGCGAAGAGGCGTGGTTTTATCAGAATGCTAAGTTTTTCCAACAAATAGAGGCAGAACTTTTCAAAGGTGACATACAATCACCAGAGAATTCTACATTTAATAATGTAAGAATTAATGGTGGAATTTATGATTCTGCAAATTTTTCTGGTAATATTGGTGATCTTGTTTTATCTGACGGTAATGGGGGTTGGTTTTGGGGTAATGTTGGATATGGAACAGAACTTCAGGCTGCGAAGTTTAGAAAAACTTCTCTCACTGAAGATATCAATGTAACTTATGCGAATAGAGTTCCTATTCGATTTGATTCTGAAGTCTATAAAACTGACTTTTTTACGCATTCTAATACAACTATACCCCAAAGAATAACTATCAATAATAATGGTATTTACATTATCAATATCAATATTGGTATTGATAACACTGGTGCGGCAGAGGTAAATCCAATATGCTCTATTTTCCTAAATGGAGTTGAAGTTACACAAACAAGAACCACTACCTACAGTGGTGGAACAGCAGCAGGAAATGGTAAAAACTTACAGATTGCAACACAAGCATTAATAAATGCTGGAGACTATATTGAAGTTTATGCCTGGATGGACCAGGCAGATCAAGCAACACCAGTCAACACAATTGTCAATGCTACTGAGTTTTCAATTCTCAAAGCTGCTACTAGAGGACCTCAGGGTGTTCAAGGATTGCAAGGAGTTCAAGCAACTCAAGGTCTTCAAGGTAATCAAGGTCTTCAAGGTGCTCAAGCAACACAAGGTGGTCAGGGTCTTGCTAACCAGGGTATTCAAGGTCTTCAAGGTCTTCAAGGTCTTCAAGGAACTCAGGGTGTTCAAGGAACTCAAGGTGTCCAGGGACCTCTCAGTAACTTTCAAGGAACACAAGCAACCCAGGGGAATCAAGGTCTTCAGGGTCTTCAGGGGACATCAGTTCAGGGTACACAAGGTTTACAAGGTACACAAGGTCTTCAAGGTGGACAAGGAACTCAGGGTCTTGCTAATCAAGGTGTTCAAGGAACGCAAGGTCTTCAAGGTCTTCAAGGAGATCAGGGTGTTCAAGGAACTCAGGGACTTTCTAATCAAGGTGTTCAGGGAACACAAGCAACTCAAGGAACTCAAGGTCTACAGGGATCCCAAGGTCTTCAAGGATCTCAAGGTGTTCAAGGTCAACAAGGAACTCAAGGTGATCAAGGTGTTCAAGGCACCATTGGAGATCAAGGAACACAAGGTCTTCAAGGTAATCAAGGAACTCAAGGTCTTCAAGGTCTTCAAGGCAATCAAGGAACTCAAGGAACCCAAGGAACTCAAGGTCTTCAAGGAGATCAGGGTATTCAAGGAACACAAGCAACCCAGGGGATGCAGGGCAATCAGGGTGTTCAAAGCCCACAAGGAACACAGGGTCTTGTAGGACCTATTGCTGGTGATCCAAATCAGGTAATATATAAAAACCCACAAAATATACCATCTGGTTCAGAAAACTTCAAGTTTTATGATTATGAATCATTGGTCACAGTTGGCGAACAAAGTGGTGCTGGTATTGTTAGTGCCACTACTTTTAAGGGTGAGGGCTCGCAACTAACTGGAATTGTTACAAGTGTTATTCCTGGAATTGGAATTGATATTGAGTCTACACAAGCAAATGGAAAAGGAATTGTAGAAATTACTTCCTACAAACCAGTAGGAAGAACAATCTATGTTTCATTAAACGGTAATGATGATAATACTGGGTTGGCAGAAAATCATCCGAAAAGAACAATTAAATCTGCGGCATCGGTAGCTTTATTTGGTGATACAATCAAACCATTTCCAGGAACTTATGTTGAAGAGAATCCAATTGTTCTGGCAAAAACAGTTTCTGTTGAAGGGACAGAACTTAGAAACGTGGTGATTACTCCAAAATATCCAGAGAGAGATTTATTTTATGTTAATAGCGGTTGTCACGTTACAGATGTTAGTTTTAGAGGACAACCTTCAACAAATGGGGCTGCTATCGTTGCCTTACAACCACTATTAGGACCATCATCAGATAGATATTTTGATGCTGCAAGATTGCTTCGTTTCAATCTTGATTATATTGCAAGAGAATCTGTTGGATTCTTAACCAGTGGATTTAGTGGATTTGCAGGAAGTCATCGTGAACAAGATGCAGCAAGACTTCTTGATTTGAATACTGGATTTATTGCAGCAGAAGCAGTTGGATTCTTGACATCTCCATCAGGATATAATTTTAATTTGAATAGTAATGATTATACAAACTGTAAAGAAGACGTTGTAAGTATTATAGATGCTGTCGCTAAAGATTTGAAAGCAAACAGTAATAGAAATTCAATAGGTGCTGGATTTTCTTACTATAATAATTCTGGTGGATTGATTCACATTACTGGGATTGCAACCCAACAGGCTACAATTGCTGCGTTTGATTATGCTATAGGAATTGCAACTCATGTTATTAATAACTTGACCCCACCAATTTCATACCAGTCTGGTGTTGGGAGCATAACTCAATTCAAAGATCTATCAGTTATTCAAGTTGCGGGTGGTTGTGTTGGTGTTGGAACTACAATCAGACAACTTGTTGGAATTATAACAAGTATGATTGGTATTGGAACAACTGCGGCTCCTGCAATTCGTTATGGTGTTAATCTAGATTCTATTGATTGTGCCGATGATATCAAAGACATTTATAAAGCAGTTTCTTTTGATATTACAAGAGGTGGTAATGCAAAATGTGTTGGGGCTGCAAAGTCATATTTTAATGATGACTTCAATTTCATTCCTAACACACTCAAAAATCCCGAAGAAGTTAAGCAGACAGTTGCTACCCTTGACTATTCATTTAATATTGCAAGAGCGGTTGTAAACAACTGCACATGGGGTGGATACCCAGTAGGTCTTGGAACAACGGTTGTTAATGCAGTGTATGATGCAAGCACAGGGATAACCACAATTACTGCGAATAATCATGGACTTGTCAAAAATGATGCGGCAAGAATTACTGGGCTGCTCTATGAGTGTGATAATGGTTCCCCAGGATTTGCAATTACAGTTTCTACCGCAACATATGATAAGACAACTGGTATATCAACAATTACATTGTCTTCTTCTCTAGATATCGTATCTGGAGAAAGAGTAAGACTAAATGATCTAGTTTTTATATGCGATAGTGGTGGTGGACCATCAACAGCATCTTATCCTAGTGGTAACCTTGGATATGATTTTACAGTTCTTGATGTAATAGAACCACCACCATCACGTCTAAGAAGGTCATCAACTAAATTTACGGTCAATGTTGGTGTTTCAACTCTTGATCACACCTATGTTTCTGGAGGAACTGCTAGGAGACTTTATACTCCAGTATTTGGAATTTCTACCGCTTTTTATGATAAACTCACTGGTATCACAACAATTACCACTGTCGGGTTGGGGACAACTGTTGGACCACATCTTTTCATTGAACCTAATAAAAAGGTAAAATTAGAAAATCTAGTATTCATTTGTGATAGTGGTGGTGGACCTGCAACAGCATATTATCCTAGTGGAAATCTTGGATATGAGTTTAATGTTATCTCAACAAATAATGATCGTTACGTCGATGCCTCTAATCTTATAGAGTCAAATAAAAATGAAATCATTGATAAATCTTTAGCCGCAATAGCATTATCTTTCCCAGACTTTTATTATCCAAATGATTTACAAACCACTAGATTTTCTAGATTCAAAGACTCATATCGCCTCATTCAATTAAATAAACAAGAAATAGTCGGAACTGCTTGGACTAATACTTATAATGTTTATCCAGGAATATCCACAACAATGGATAAGTGCAAACGAGATCTTGCATATTTTGTTGATGCAGTTTCAACGGATGTCTTTAGTGGAGGAAATACTTACACAATTCAATTTACTAAAACATATTTCAATTCATCTGGCGCTCCTATTTCTAATGGATTAGTTGGAGAAATAACAGAATCTGTTTATGCATTCAATCAGGCAAGAAACCTGATGAAACTTGCAATTACTAATAATCTAACTATCACTGATCTTACAATTACTGCTGATCCTGGAACTGGCATTAATACCAGCACAGCATCTTGTGCGGATGTTCAACAGGCAATTAATACTTTAGTTTCTATTGCAACCACTGCATTTACCAATGGTTCATTAACTAATGTCAATAAAATTCGTGTGAATAATGGGGTATTTCCTGCAGGAGAAAATAAGTGTCGTAGGGATTTAGGATTTATTGTTGATGCACTTATTAAGGATGTAAGATATGGGACTAATAAGCATATTCGTGAAGCCACGAGATCTTACTTCACCGCCGCTGGTGTCCCAATTTCGGATGGATTGGTTGGAGAAACCGCACAGTCAATTGTCGGGTTCCATTCTGTGAGAGATTATGCAAAACTTGCAATTAATAATCAACTCAATAATAGAGACTTAACAATTACGGCTGATCCAAATCCAGGAATCGGAACCACTTCAAATACAAATCCATATTCTTGTGCCGATGTTCAGTCAAATATCGATAATCTTGTCGGTATCCTTACATCAACTATTGGGATAGGAACTATAGGTCCATCTTTCCCAGATCTTTATGTTTCTAATAAAGTTAAGGTCAATGTTGGAGTTTCAACTTTAGATCACATTTATGTGACTGGTGGAACCCTCACCGCAAATTATACAACAAAAATCTTCCCAGATGGAACTTTTAATTACATTTTCCCTGTTAAATCTGTTGTAGGTCCAAACACATTTACTTTTGTTGCAGGTAAAACAGTTCTCCCTCATACTTATGTTTCGGGGGGAACAGTTGAAAAATATAGAAACTTCCAACCAACATTCACTCAAGTAAAAGACATGTCAATTCAGATTGACGGTCAAACAGGATATAATGATGCTCTCAATTCATGTAAAAATGTTATTTCTGCAATTCGTTCTTGTGTTGGAGTTGTAACAAGTATTGTTGGACTTGGATCAACAGCACTAAAATCTGGTTCTGTCGTTGTCCCTGCTTTTGGTGGTAATTCTGGATATGGATTCACAGATATTGTTGGTATAACTAGTGCGATTTATGAGGGGGAAACTGGAAAGACAACAATCACAGCACCTGGACTGATTGTTAGGGAAGGCGATCCAATTGAACTTAGGGATTTGATATTCTCTTGTACTTCTGGAACAGGGATTGGAACGACAACTCAAAAATTCCCATCTGGTAAATTTGGATACGAATTTTATGTTGATGAAATTAATTCAGATAATACTTTTGAAATTTATGTTGGTGTATCAACATTAATACATACTTATATCTCTGGTGGAACAATAATCAATCGTGCAATACCTGTCTCTTTCGCAACGTATGATCACATAACTGGCGTCACAACCATTACAGCACCAGGAGCGTTTGTTGATATTGGTGATGTTGTATCTGTTAGAGATCTAGAATTTATTTGCACTAGTGGAGCTGCTACAACAACAATCTATCCTACATCTAATACTGGATATAATTTTGCGGTAGAGGAAGTCATAGGATATGGGTCAACTTTTGTTATCAATACAGGAATTAACACCATCCCTCATTATTACTTGACTGGTGGCGTTGTTGTTCCTCCTTACTCAAGAGGAACTGGGCCAATTGATCAGGGACCATATATCAGAAATGCTACCAATTTTATTGCCAATAGTATTGGGCTAAAAGTTGATGGTTTCAACGCTGAACCTGGAGATAAAGATGATATTGGCGTGACTGGAACAATGTCTGTAGACTCTTATACACAATTTAATCAAGGTGGTATTGGAGTATCAGTTACAAACGGAGCATATGCTCAATTAGTTTCTATTTTTACAATCTGTGACGATATTGGAATCTTTACTAAATCTGGAGGACAATGTGATATTACCAACTCAAACTGCTCATTTGGCAACTTTGGTCTTGTCTCTGATGGTGTTGGTGATGCGACTTCAAAATCAATTTATCGTTATACCGCTCAATCCGTAGGAGAAGCGCAAATTGAAACTGATGAAATAGTTGTTTCTGGTGTTGGCACTTATAGACCTTACGATGGACAGGCAATTTATTTTGGTGATCTTTATAATACAGTATCTCGTATCGAGGTAACAAATGGTGGAAGTGGATATCTTTTCCCACCAGATGTAATAATCAGCGCCCCAACTGGTCCAAATGGAATTACTGCGGAGGGAAGTGCAAACATTGATGCGACAGGAACAGTAATATCGGTTGATGTAATTAGTTCTGGATCTCAATATTCAACACCACCAACAGTTACATTTTCTCCAATTGGTGGAGTTGGTAGCGGTGCTGCTGCAATATCATTTTTAGAACCAATTTATTTTAATATTCAAAGTGCAACACTTCCTGTTGCAGGAATCTCAACCATCACTCTATTATCAAATCTAAATAGTACGATAGGTGCTGGTACAACAATTTATTTCTCAAGATTGAGTTTGCAAATTGCAACTTCAATCTCACTAGAATGGGTTGGATCTGGAACAAATATTAATACAGCAAAACCATCTCTGGGTGGAGTTACAATTCAACCAAATGAAGTTGATAAAATTAGAGGTGGACAAGTTGTATATACCAGTACAAACCAAGCAGGTAACTTCCAAATTGGAGATAATGTAGTTATTAACCAACTTACAGGAACAATTTCAGGTAGAGCCTTTAGTCAAAGTCTGTTAAATACAGTAACTCCTCTCATTATTGCGTTAGGTAAGTAAAAATGGCAGTAATTGCACTTAATAAATTTCGAACGATAAGAGTTGGTATAACGACTAATTTAGTTGGAATTTATACTTGCCCAACTGGAGTAGCAACAATTGTGATTCTCTCCCAGGTAACTAATGTCGCTGCTGCAGGAAGTGTTTTTTCAGTTACTGCGATTCACTCTAGACCTTCAGAGATTCCGTCCGATTATAAATTTGCAAATGCAATTCCAATTCCTTCAAATGATAGTTTGAATTTGATTACTGATGGAAGACTCGCTCTTGAAACTAATGATGTTATCAAAATTCAAGGTAATGCGAATGATGTCTTGCAACTTGTTTTGAGTGTACTTGAAACCGCGAAGCAGTAGCATAAATGGCAAGATATACCTCAGGAAGATATAGAAGATTTTCTCAGTCTGGTATTACCTCTGACAGATATGAATTTCTGGGTGTAGAGCAAGCTGAGCCAGATTTGGGGGATCCTCTTGTAGGTGTATCTTCTATTGGGGTAAAACCAGTTCCTAATGGCACATTTTATGATCAATATGTTCTAATTGCAGTTGGTACTGAGGTTGGTTCTCGTTATTGGATAAAGTCTGAAAATTTATTCAGTCAGGGTATCCAAGGTATACAGGGTACGCAAGGTAATCAAGGTATTCAAGGCACTCAGGGTCTACAGGGTCAGGCGATACAAGGTGTACAAGGAAATCAAAGCACCCAAGGACTACAGGGTATTCAGGGTGAAACTTTTCAGGGAACACAAGGAACTCAGGGAATCCAAGGCACTCAAGGGACCCAAGGTCTTCAAGGTCTCCAAGGTCTACAGGGTCTGAGTAATCAGGGCGTTCAGGGTACTCAAGGACTTCAAGGAGATGTTGGTATTCAGGGTGCCCAAGGTGTCCAAGGTCTTAGTAATCAAGGTGTACAAGGAACTCAAGGTCTTCAAGGTGATCAGGGTATACAGGGTACGCAAGGTGTCGGTTCTCAGGGTTCTCAGGGTGTTCAAGGTCTAAGTAATCAGGGTGTTCAAGGTGCTCAGGGAACTCAAGGTGTTCAAGGTGAACTTGGATATCAGGGTACACAGGGTAATCAAGGTATTCAAGGCACTCAAGGATTACAAGGTATTCAAGGTGAACTTGGATATCAGGGTACACAGGGTAATCAAGGTATTCAAGGCACTCAAGGATTACAAGGTATTCAAGGTGAACTTGGATATCAAGGAACTCAAGGTCTTCAAGGTCTACAGGGATTCCAGGGCACCCAAGGTTTACAAGGTATTCAAGGTTCTGGTGTTCAAGGTGTTCAAGGAACTCAAGGACTACAGGGATTCCAGGGCACCCAGGGTCTGCAAGGTGTCCAGGGGATGCAGGGGAATCAGGGTCTTCAAGGATTCCAAGGGACTCAGGGGTTACAAGGTCTTCAAGGACTTCAAGGATTAAGCAATCAAGGTGTCCAGGGTACTCAAGGATTACAGGGCACTCAAGGATTACAGGGTCTACAAGGTCTCTCTAATCAAGGTGTACAAGGTACGCAAGGAACTCAAGGTCTTCAAGGATCTCAAGGAACGGGTGTTCAGGGAACACAAGGAACTCAAGGTCTACAGGGATTCCAAGGCACCCAAGGTTTACAAGGCATTCAAGGAGATATTGGTAATCAAGGTGTTCAGGGAACACAAGGAACTCAAGGTCTGCAAGGTATTCAAGGTGCTGGAATACAAGGCAATCAAGGAACTCAAGGTCTACAAGGTCTACAAGGAACTCAAGGTCTGCAAGGTATTCAAGGTGCTGGAATACAAGGGTCCCAAGGAACCCAAGGATCCCAAGGAACTCAAGGTCTTCAGGGCATTCAGGGACAACTTGGATTTCAAGGTAGTCAGGGAACACAAGGTCTTCAGGGGTTCCAAGGCACTCAAGGACTTCAAGGGGATGTTGGTGTTCAGGGTACCCAAGGTTTACAAGGTCTTCAAGGAACTCAAGGTCTTCAAGGTTCTCAGGGTATTGGTGCCCAAGGATCCCAAGGAACTCAAGGTGTTCAGGGGTCCCAAGGCACTCAAGGATTACAAGGAATTCAAGGAGACCTTGGAATCCAAGGCACTCAAGGTGTCCAAGGAGATCAAGGTACTCAGGGATTGCAGGGATCTCAAGGAACAGGTGTTCAGGGAACACAAGGAACTCAAGGACTTCAAGGATTACAAGGATTACAGGGTGTCCAGGGGGATATTGGTAATCAAGGTGTTCAGGGAACACAAGGAACTCAAGGTCTTCAAGGAGATCAGGGTGTTCAAGGAACTCAGGGCACTCAAGGTTTAAGTAATCAAGGAGCTCAAGGCACTCAAGGATTACAAGGATTACAGGGTGTCCAGGG